ATCCATCTGCGGATTCTCCACTAAATAATCCATCGTACTTTTCAATAATTCTTTCCCTAAATGCCAAAAAAAAACCACCGCCCCAAGCGTTACGTTTAATGGTGCATCTTTCATCAGTTCACAATACTTTTCACTTCCTTCGTAATCTTCAATCAAGTATTTTTGTCCTAACGTTTGTTTAATTGGTCTATAAAGCACCGCCATTGCTCTGTGCATCTCCTCCCAATTTGTGATGTAATTATCCAAGTCCATATACTCACCGCTTGACATCTCATCCAAGTTAGGAATAAACCCGAAGGTCTTTCCATCCATTTCAAACTTTGTTGTTAGCGATGGCAATTGCTTAAACAATCCGCCAATTATATTCGTAGCATCTTCGACATCTTTTTGCCTCATCTGCCCAACGATATTCATATCAATTCCACAAAAGATTTGTATCATCTTGTGGTTTAAAAAATCGCTTTCCTCATTCTCGCCTACTATCTTCAGGAACTTCTGATATTGATGTAGCTTTATTTCGCTTAAATCGGTTGGGATTGAAATCTTTACCTTCATAGTGTATAAACAATTTTGTTAATATTCTGTCTTAATAAATATGGTAATTGCCCTGATTTGGATTATCTAAATGGTAAATGATGTTATAACGTGCCGAATCAATTCCGTGATTCCAGTCATCAATGTATAGCTTGCTTGCCTTATTTAAGTAGCAATAATTATTAAACTCCTTTGCTAAATTGTTTGATTGTGGATCAAGAATGATTTGGTAGTCTTGCATCCTTACAATGCCTGATTCAATCGTTCCTTTCTTTACTGGCTGAATGTTTATCCCTTGATAACGTAAGTCATCGATTAATCTTGGCTCTGCTGAATCGGCAATGATTAAACCGCCACCAACTTTATCCTTCATTAACTGAGCCAAAACGTGCGTCTTTAATCCACGTTCATAAATGACCTCTTTAATGTAGATTATCTTCTTGGTCTTATCAATTGCCACTTCTGTCAACGCATCCGGATCGATTGAGAATCCAAAGTCCATTCCGAATGATGTTTGTAATCCATTAGGATTAAACGTTCCGAACTGCCAATTAGTAAAGACAACTCCTTCCGCTTTGTCAAGCCATCCGCCAAGTATTGCGTGCTGATATTTTTTAGGATTTGTTTCTTGTAAATACTCGACTTGCTGAATGAACGAATCTGATAAATTCTTTTTATTGTCAAGATAGGTCGTGTGAATGTAAGTCGAATTGTCTTTTGTCAATGACTTGCCCGATTCAACTCCTTTAGCCTCAAAGAATCTTCGATAAATAAAATGTTCTTTAGTTACTGGATTCAAAATAAGAATAACCCTATTTTGCTTTGTGTTATGTCTGACTGATAAATCAATCTTGTCAAATACTTCTTCGTCTACTAATTCTTCAGCCTCATCAAGTACGAAAGTCGTAACTCCAGCCAATGATTTAAGGTTTGCCGTTTGCGTTCCACTCGATGTCTTTATCCCCTTAAAGATAATTTTGGAATTTGTTCTCGTGTTTATGATTTCATCTTTTGTAATATAGAAATCATCAGAAAGTCCAGCCGTTTCAATCTTATCCGTGAACTCTGGAATGATTGAGATATGAGCAGAGATTAATGTGTAACGAGTGAATAATATAACGTGACCAACTTCGTACGTTAAAAGCAAAAGAAATGAGTTTAAGGCATACGATTTTCCTGATCCACGTCCTCCAGTTATTACAAAGTACCTTGAATCACTTTCAAATAATGGAATATACTTTTTGTTCAACTTAATCACTCGAATTTTACGATGTCTTTTATGTCAAAGTCGTTAATTGTATGCGTATTATTTTGGTCGATGACTTGCTTAGGCATACCATACCGATACTTATAGAACAATTCAATAGCCCATTTCTCGCCTAATTTAATTGCATCAGCGTGTTTTTTAATTGCTTCTTCAGTAAATGGCTCTAATTTCTCATGAATAGCTTGCAAATCAGTCTTTGAAGCTAAACGCAAATCTGTTTCTCTAACTGGTTTGGTACTATGTCCTCCGTTATTCTTTCGCTTGTCCATATTAATACAAATTAACCAATTAATTTTTATGTATTTATTTATCTTCTATCCAAATATAAATATCACTTTGTAATGGATTACCATTATAATCTGGATTTAAAATTGATTTCCATTTTTTACCACATCGTTTACATTTCATTTTAGATGGCATCCATCCAAAATTTGTTTGATAATTATGCCCTATAATTTTACATATCATCCCAAATATCTTTAAAAAATACATACATAAATTTCAAAGTTACAATTGTAGTCATTATTATAAATGTAGATGCTACTAATGTAAATAAACCTAATAAAAAATATTTTATAAAATGATCCATTATAATTTATCTATTTGCTCTAATTTCCTTATTGCCCACTCGATTCCTTCTGTTCCACCCCAAGCATCCCACATCAAGCCTCCGCATCCTTCTTTGTAAGGTACATCTTTATTTTGTTGATGTCTTTTGAATGATGCCATTCTTGCTATCGTATCTCTTGAAATGGATTCTCTCTTTGCTAATTGATTTGCTCTGATCTTGCCTACTGGTGTGCCACAACTTCCCCAACCATTTTCATCTGCCCATTTCAAAGCTCGTTTAGCGTTATCGCTTGCAGCTTGTGGATAATCGTTAAAACTATCTTCTGCGGCAAACTTAACCGGAACCGCTTGCGTATTCTTATCAATCAAACTTATCTCATCTTGATTGTTATCGTAATGCACATCAATACCCAATCGTTTAATGGTTTCCCATTTCATCTTACCATTAGTGAAATGAACTTTAGAACGAGGAATGCCTAATTCTTTAGCAACCTTGTAAACTTCTGCGGAGGCAGATTCTTGCCTTCGTGTAATGATGTGAACATCTTTGCCTTCTGCTATTAGTCTTTTAGCCAATGCCTGACCTCTTGCAGTGGAAAGCGTATCATCAAAGTCAAAAGAAACTTTATTGCCTTCTTGTGCATACTTGCCTTGTGCAATGATGGCTTGATAGACTTCGGTTGCTTTCTCTTTTGTGTCATAGATACATTGTCCTTGTCCTACTCTCCATTTTCCGTTTCCGCATTTTATAACTGGCATATCAATTGATTTTATAAACTTCTTCTTGCACTAACTTCCAATATATTTCATCATCTATTTTCAACTTCAATCTTGAAATTATTGAGATAATATATAAAGTACATTCTTTCGCAAATAGTTTTGATCCACAAAAGTAAATGCAATTATTAAAAATATACTTTGCCATTTCATCAGGCTTCTTATTGTCCATTCTCTTTATATTCAAGATAAACTTTACGGATTTGACCGATGTAATCTCTCCAGCAAGAATCGCAACTTGTCTGCTCTAACTGAATATTAAACACATTATAATAAACCTCCGAAAGTCTTCTTTGTTCCAAGATAGAAACTTGATAACGATCCATGCTAAACCAACCTTGAAGATACTCGTAATCTTCTTCCGTTAAGCAATTTATTTTCTTGTAAGGAAACATTTGATTTAGTTTTTCCTTTCGTGCATCGCAACCGCAATCCCATCCAATTGCTTGTGCTAACTTTTCAACTCCAGCTTTAATACCAGTTGCTTCCGTAAATTGCTCAATGGTATCGCCTAATCCTTGTGGTTTTCTTTTTGCCATGTTATTAATTTCTTTTTGCAGTTTTTAATTGTATTATAAATGCTTGTAAAACTTATGCCTGATTCTCTTGACATCTTTCGCATACTAACTCCCTTATTAACATAAACCATAAATAGCATCCTTTCGTAGTCTTCCCACGTTTGAATGTAGTCTATAAATGGTTGGGCAAGTTCCAAAACAATGTCATCTTCTTGTGAATCAAATAATAGATGTTCAATGTCTTTTGTGATTTCTACCTTGATTACCTTCTTATTATGAAGGTTCATTGTTAATGACCTTAGTGTAAAATAAAAGTAAGCAAAGTTGGCATCCTTATTTGAATTGATAATCTTAATATAAGCCTCTTGAACGATGTCCTCAGCGTAGGCAATTTCTCCGAAGCGTTTTACAACCGCTATCCAATGCTTATGCTTATCAATTAAATGGTCAATACTTACCATCATTCTTTTCGTTGTGAATAGATTGCGAAAATCATTAATAAAATGTATGCTAATTCCAAGCCACCTACAATGATTCCCTCAATTACTAATTCATCCATGAAATTTATCTATTTCTCGATTTAAATACCAAACAGATTTTTCTAAATCAATTTTCTTATTCCCTTTTTTTTCTGCTCTTAAGATATACTTAATTGCATTCCCAAGATTAAAATTCAATTTATAGGCATCAATGACATCAATGGCCTCAATTCCATTGGATGAATAATGTTCGGGATGATTGACTTGCTCTTTCATATTAGTTTTTTGTAATTCTCTTGATAATTCTTCAAACGGATTATAAAACATATTACAAATTTTAGTAGTCAGGACAGGATTCGAACCTATAAGGGCATTTGCCGTTCGCTATTAACAATAGAATGCATTCTATTTATTTTTGCTTTTCCCTTTTAAATAATATGATAACACGGACTAAATTATCAATATTAAGAAGCGTCTACCATTCCGCCACCTGACTATACAAATGTATAAAAATTATTTAAATTCCAAATCTAATTCATATTTATTTAATAAGCTATTCAATTCATTATTAAGACTTTGCGCATTTTCTTCTTCTAATTTTGTCATCTTAATACCTAATTTAAAAAATTCTAGCATATTTTTACCAGCACTAAAGTAATCATCACTTACAGTTGTATCCGGATTATTCTTGTAAAGTTGTTGCTCAATCTTTAGCAATTCATCCAAAACCATATTTGATTTGTTCTTTAATGATTGCTTGTTGAATATCGATTGTCTAAAATCGCCTTCAATGTGATCAATTAATGAGTTTAATAAACCCAAGTAAATCATCACTGTTTCTTCTTCATTTAATTTCATAGCTTTTTAAAATGATTTTGCTTTCTTTTTTAAAATATTTTCAACTGACAAATAAAAATTTGCCTCAAAACTTGTCCAATTATGTGTTCGTTGAATTTCCCAAGCGACTTTAGCCGCATAAATACAAGCTCTTGCTTTTTCATAATCATTATTAGCATCCATTAAAAACCATTCAGCTAATTCTTCAGCTCTTTTTTCTGGAGTAATATTTATTGGTTTATTTTCTTGCTCTATCATTTTATTTCATTTAAATAGTCTTTTATTTTTTTAGTTCTGACAAATGCTGCGTAACTATAATTTCCTCGATCCTCTAATATCTGATTTCGATTTACCTTTAATGAATAATGCAGATCGTGAATTATTTCGCCGGGAATCTTGACTTCCCTTGTTGGTCTTGTCAATTGCTCATCTATCCAATGAATTGCGTGCAAGTAGTTCTTTTTAGTAACCATAGGTGTATTCTTTTATGCCACCTTTATCCCAGCAAGGATTTCCAGTAGTCCATCCGGTTTGTTTTAAAAAATTCTCATCCCATTTGATATAAGTACCATCATTGCAATAGCATCCGGTCTTTTTCTTTTCGATTGGCTCGATATCTAATTCTTCGCAAGACATAAGTCCAAAACATAAAATTAAAATTCGTTTCATAAACTTAAATATTTATTGATTGCTTTAACTGATTCATCTAATGATTTGACTTCTTCAATCTTAAATTCAAATCCTTTCCAGTTGTTAATTGGTAATTCATAGAATTTTAGAATCAAATAATGATAGCCTCCGCTTGCTCTGAGGATCATATAGTTTTGAGTATCTTGAAACCTAACAAAAGGAATGTTGTTTTCTTTCAAATATTCTTTAAGTTTTACAATTGCTGTCGGTATATTTTTCATTCTTTTTAAAACTGTTTGTTCTTTTGGATTATGATTATAAAACTTTAGTTTTAATTTTTGGCTTGTAATGTTTCTCATATTTTCTTAAAATTAGGTATCCTAAATTGGTTTGTCGTAATCTCAATGTCTTTTTACAATCGTCGCAGATAACGTTTAACTCTGCTAAGTTGCTTGTCATGTTCCAAAGGTAATGGATGACCTCTGCCTTTTGCTCTTTCAAACAAAATGGACAATTTAATTCGTCATTTCTTATCCACTTGTGGCCCATATTATTCTACATCAATTACTTTCCAAGTTTCTCTTTTTTTATAAAATTCAATTTTTGCTTTTGCTTGTTCTAATTTGTAATATGAACCACATTTATTCCATCGCTTTATTAATCCAAAAAACAATGTTTCTAAATATTCAACATCATATCTGTATAAATATTTAATAGTAATATCATCATCAAGCAGTTTAGGTATCTTTGCTTCCACTATTCTATATTTTTCCATTGTCTTGTTGTTTATGTAAATACAATTCACACATTCCGTGTTCTTTATCAAAAAAATGTGCAATTCTTTCATTTACAGAAAAAAATCCAATGCACGCAAATCCCATAATTTCACTCATATTTCCCTTCCCTATATTTAAATTTATTGGATGCTTCATTAAAGGTATATTGTATTCACATTTACAACAACATCCTTTAAATTTATCTATAACACAATTTTCGTTTTCCATTGTTTTACTTTTTAAATCCGTAGTAAGTGCATCCGTAAACTTGCCAAGTCGAATCGAAATTATCCTCAAATATCTCAATTGTATCTTTTGCGATATAAGCCACTTTATTTGGCTTCTTAGCGTAATCCATTGCGACTAACAAATAAATTAATCCAGCGCAATATATGGCCGTTAAAATCTTCTTTATCATCTTATTTTCTTATAGGTTTCTAAACATTTAATTAAATCGTCTAAACTTCTGACAAGTTCGTAGCAATATCCTGAATCAAAAGCCAGCTTCTCAAAATCCTTTTGTGATTCTTGTTGCCTTCCAGTGCTGGTTTTTACCTCGATAAATAATCCGCTAAATATCTTATTTGGAATCATTAAAAATAAATCAGCCACTCCAGCCTTAACTCCTTCGGCTTTTAGCTTTTTGGCAACTATTATGTTGCGTAATCCACCGTTTGCAATTGCAAAGTAAGGTATTTTGATTAAATCAAGGTATTGGCAGATTGCCACTTGGATTTGATGCTCTTGGCTTTTCATAGGTTTATTACGTTATAAATGATTGCTGAAATCATTACGACACCCGATATTAACAAAATAATTAGTAATTCCCAAAAACTTTTCTTAGGATTATTAAATTCCGTAGGTCTGTTCATAGTATTTGTCGGCTAATTCTTCGGTTTCATATTGACTACATTTCCAGCATCCTTCACGATAGGCTTGCTTAATAACTGCCTCTTCGTCATCAAGAAGGATAGTTAATTTTTCTTTGAATAATTGGTAAACCATTCTGCGATTGACCTCAATGTGATCGATTCTTAAAACATCATCGACCTCGTCAATTAACTTTTGGATTGTTGTTTTGCTTTTCATTGTTTATCTTTTACAAAAGTTCCATTTTCCATTTTACCTGTTCTTTTAGCAATAATATCATAAGCAGAATTAATGCAATCTTCTATTTTATATCCTTTCAATGCAGCCAAATTTGTTAAAACTACTACACAATCACCTATAGCATCAATAAATTCATCATCGTCATTTTTTAAAATAGATTTTGCTAATTCTCCAGTTTCTTCTAATAATTTAATATACTGAGTTTTAGGATCACCCAATGCATAAATTCCTTTTGCATTTGCCCAAATTCTTATTAAATCAAATTCATTTGTTAAGTTCATTTTATTTATTTTTTAAGTTAAAGTGTCTTTCATAGATATGCATATTACATACAAAATGAGTGTAAATTCCTAAATTTAAATTTAATTGATTTGCTACTAACATTTGTAATTTACTAAAACAGTATTGATCATTACAAAATCCATAAACTAAATCATTACTTCTCATCATAACTTGCATGTTAAGTTTATCTTTATTTATATAAAAATTAATTGCATAAGTGCAAACTGTATCTTTAGAATATTTATATATTTCTTTTCCATCATACAACGATATACTAGCTTTTCTTGAAGTTGGATTATTTTTTAAAATATCTATTACATTATTAAGTTGATTATTTCTATTCCATTGATAACCATAATTTGAATTAACTTTACCATCCTCATCCATCATATTTTTCCAAATTTTTGCTTTTTTAGATATTTCTTCTGCATTTGGATTACCACTTAAATACCATTGCCATTCATATTCGGCGTAATCTTTATTCCAACTTCTAAATTCTGTTTTAATTAAATTTAAATCAGGTCTATCAATTTGAATTAAAGTATTAAATATTTGCTTTGTTCCATTAGAACAATCTTCGCCATTTTTAATTATATAATCATATAATTCTTCAAAAGCATTTTGTGCTGTCAAACATTTTATCGTATACATATTTATTTATTTAAATAATCATTCAAACTAGCCATATAAGCTACAGCATCAAGTAAATTATCTTCTTTGTGATTATATGATTCCCTTGATAATTTTAAAGCTATTAAAGCTTTATAGATTTCAGTTGCAGTTATATTTAATCCTGTCATTCCATTAAATATTAAAGCAGCTCTCTCCATTCCTTCTTGAAATGGTCCATACATTCTTTCTTTTTCTTCAGATCTTTCGTTAATGATCTTATTTGCTTCTAATAAAATATTCATAATTATATTGGTTTAATTTTTCCTTCTGAATCTAATCTGCATTCAAAATCTACTAATTGATTTATTAATCTAATGTATCCTTGCGTTTTGCATTGTAACTTTCTTTCTGCGTCATCTTTAATGCTTGCATACTTATTCCAAATCTCTAAACGTTCTTGAGTTGTTAAACTTTGAATTTCTAACTTATCTAAATAGTCCCATAGTATTGAAAGTCCTCCAGCAATGAAAGTAAATGATTTGCCTTCTTTATTTGACTTCTCTAATTTGTCTGCATAAAAATTGACCGTATCAATCGCATCTTTTTTTAATTGCTGATCACTTGGAACTTCTTTCATAGGTTCTATTTCTTTAGGTAATCCTTTTACTTCATTTCTTGAATAGTCAATGTATGCTTTCATAATCCGTGCAAAGTATTCACAACTGAAATTCTCGTAGCATTTAACATCTATTTCAAACTTGCCAGCAATTGCGTATTCAAAAGCTAATCTAATTTCTTCCGGAGTTTGGTTTCCAAAGTTTACTCTGATAAAATTAAGCAAGACAAATTTTTCCTCATCTGTCGGCATATTTGCACCTCGTAAACCAACCAAAACCATCGCATAGCGAATTGCTTCTTTAATGTCATCTTCTGACCTTTGTCTGATTGTTAGCGTGCTTTGTGCTTGAACGATTGGCGATAAGCTACCACTTGCGTAAGGCTTCCATTCTTGCCGCACTGGTGCCAAGTTTTGGTTCGTTTCCATTATTGTTAAATTTAGATTTGTTTTGCATCCAAGTTTTAATTCTTCTATTAATATCAAAAAACTTTTCGGATTCCCATCTTTCTTTCCCTGATTTGTTTTTTTCAGACCAATAGGAATAAAAATTTTCATATTCATCACCTAACTCAAAACTATGTTCGTGTGGGGTTAGTATATCTATTAACTTTACTTTACTTTCTTTTACTTTACTTTCTTTTACTTTACTTTCTTTTACTTTATCAGCGTTACTAACACTTTCTGAACTTGTTACATTTTCCTTAACTGCTTGATTTTCACGCCATTCTGAAATTCTTTTAGCGTTTTTTTCTTTAGAAACTTGATACTTTTGGCTAAAGTTTAGCAATTGTTTGTTGAAAGTTTCGCCATTATTTGAAGAAATCAAATCAATTTCTTCCATAAATCGCCAGCATTTCTCTAATTTTTTACCAACATTTAGTTGATGTTTTAACACATTAGTCTTAATTGGTTTCTCTTGTAATGCTAACTTTTCTAAGATTGTGTAAAACAATCCAAGACCTTCATACCCAAATTCAAGATACAATTCTGTAATCTTTTCGTCGTTAAATGAATTGGAATCGTGTAGGAAATATTTCATTTTTGAGCATAAAAAAAGCCAGCTGCGTGAGAGAACAACTGGCTTTGGTTTTTTAACCCATTAAATCACCGGAAGACTCTCACCCCTTACGCTGATTATGTATTCAAATATAGAACTAATTTTTGGATTTGCAAACTCTTTTTTGAAAATATCCTGACCAATGTGGATATTCTTCTCCAAATAATCGTGCGTAATCTGATGTGTAACTGTTATTAAGTTTCCATCCATCGTTTCCGCTTATCATTGTTTGAAACCGAATATACTCAAATATTTGCTTAGCACCGATACGTTTGTAGTTTCTACTAATTAGCATTTTAGCTAAGCTCTTGAACTCGTTGTAAATTTGTGGATTTTCTGCGTGATACTTTTGAAAGTTTTTCATTTTTTATAAGTTTTAATTTACGATAATCTGATTCTAATTGCTTTGACAAATGTGCTTGCCATTCGTTAAACGTTAACTCTTTCATTCTGCATTGCATTTAAAACGTTCTTAATCTCTTCCATTACTTCAGGATAGTTTATCTTTCCATAAGCAACTGACTGCACCAGCGGTGTGTTCCACGATCTTGCAGAGAATGGAAGGATTCCCTTGCTATTTAAGTTTTCAGCCACTTGGGCATATAACGACATCTTTTTGATTTTCATAACTTTTCTATTTCTTTTCTAACTTCGTGCCAATATAAACTGTCCTTTTCTTGATCAATTAAATCGTCTATAATTTCATTTGCTAAAATCAATGCACATATTTTTGAATTATTGAAATCCGTATTAGCATCAACGTAAAACTTTTTTACTAATGCTATTGCTTTGTCTTTTGCTCCCATAATTAAAACGGTAAATCTGTTCCTGATGATTTTGCTTGCACTGGTGCTTGACCGGTAGGTTTCCAAGTATCTAACTCAATGTAATAATTTCCTTGCTTACCTTGAACGACATTTAAATTAACCCAATCACCGCTTGCGTTCTGCGTGAGGAATGGCATTGCATCCTCTAACTTGATTGATAACTTTCCGACTACCCATTCAGGTGCATTTTCTGAACGTTTGAAATTGAATCCCTTTGCGAATACTTTGTCTTTTTTTTCCATTATTTTAATTCTGATTTACGTTTTGTGAATAATTCTTTAATGATTGGTAATGCCTGATAAGGTGCTTCGATGTCATCCCAAATTTCTTTCAAGTGATCAACGTGAGTGCATTCATCAAGCAATCTTTTTACTTCGCCTAATTCTGAATCTGAGATTGAAACGCTTTTCTTTGATGCTTGAACTCCAGCTGCATCAATGTCCTTGTCAGTAACTAACCCAAGCATCGAGCTGATTGCATATCTTCTAAAGTAAGTAACACCTGAACCAAATGACTGATAATCATTCATGGCCCCAAGTTTAATTTTAGGGATTGGAGTAAAACTTTCTAATTGCTCTCCGCTTTCTACATGAAACAAGATAGTGCGAAGGCCATCGTTCTCCAGTAATTGACTGAAGCAAAGTCCGTGCTTTTTCATTAACGGATTGATTGTGCTGAAGATTTGAGGAAGGTCGGCATATGTATAATTATGTCCCTTTGTGTCTTTGTGGATAATTGGGCATTCGTTTTGGAATGCGCTAAGTGATTTAATCAAGTTTTTCATTTCGAATATGTTTAAATTGTACAACTCCAGTTATTTCGGAACTTTCTAAAAATGCGTCCCAATCATTTACTTTTGTTCCGTAGAATGCAAGATTGTGCATCCACTTGAAAAATTCTTCTTCGGTCTTGAATCCTTGAATCTCTGACCAATATTGACCACCATTTGACAAATGTACATTTAGTACGCATGGATAAGTATCTTTTATCATTGTATTACAAAGTCTAAAAATTCTGAATTTTCTAATTGTTCTTCTTGTTTGATATAACGATTTGCTTCTCTGATGTCTGCAAATGTCATGGTAACATAATACGTTCCAGTTTCATGATACCTGAATTTCATTCTCCAAGTCATCATGATAAGATTATAGCTGCGAATACGATGAACCCAATAAAACTCATTGCTAAGATGCCGATGGCTAAAGGTATGCACTCAGTATCTTGCTTGTGCATTTCTGTGATGTAATTAATTAAGTTTTTCATTTTTGATAAGGTTTATTCGATTGCTTTGTTGCTTTCGATATGTCAAAGATAATATCTTTTTTGTAATAAAAAAAATAATTTTAAACTTTTTTTTATTTATTTTTTAGTGTGAATTAGGGAATATTACATATTTGCTTTGTACGTTTTTATGTACGTTTTTTAAAAACGTACACAAACAAAAATCCCCATCAGTAAGACCAATGGGGAAATTAAGGAATAAACCTATTCAACTATGAAAACTAAAATTACAAAACTTTTCCTTCTTTAATTTGAAAATTAGAAACTTTTGATTTGCCTTCTATCAATTCAACTATTGCAAAGCCGTGATTGTGTGATGAGAATGGCATATACTTAGGAGATAATACCGTAAGGCATCCAGTCGTATAAGTATTAATGTATTCTTTAAATGCGCTTTTCTTTTGTGTTGTCGATGTTCTATGAACGTGGCCCATCAAAGTATTGCAAAGCGTTTTGTTCATTAGGTTCTGCGATGGATTAATTCCACCGGCACCATAAAGTTCGTGTCCGTGAACGACAAGCAAGTCACCCATTTCCATACCCTGCCAATCGTTGACCATTGTGAACTGGAGTTTATCCAAGTTGAAAAATATCTCGAATTGAAGATCGTGCAACTGAGCAAATTCATCCGCTTGCAATTGTAAAGACCTTGCCCAGCGTTGCTCGTGGTTTCCTAACTTATAATAGATTGGAATCGTCGGGAATAAATCACGCAACTTTTTTAGGAAATCCCTTGACATATCAACTTCCCTTTTGAAATCCCTTAAATCTTTTTCCTTCTCGTGTCGGCTGATTGAATAAAAATCCATTATGTCCCCATTCAGATAAAGGCAATCAATATTGGAACTCTTTAAATGCCTAATGGCAATGGTCAAAGCCTCAAGTGAATGATAAGGAAAGTGAATGTCTGATAAGATTCCAATCTTTTTTAAATGACTTGGCAACTTCATCGATTCGTATTCCTTCGACAATGAATCAGCAATGCCAAAGTTATCCAATAAGTCAAGGTTGTAATCAATTTTATCTTCTATCCTTACCGATGCTTCTTTGTCAAGTCGTGAACGATCTGTACTGGTTATATGATTATGAACCATGAACTTCTTTAACTGCTTCCAAGAAGCATATCCATACTGCAAATGATAAGATTCACAAAACTCTTTAACTCCTAACTTTGAAGAATTAAAATGATTGCGAACTGCATCTGCTTTGTGTTGCATATCCATTATTTAAAAGGATTTATAAACCGGAAATAAATGTATCCGATTATGATGAGTGATTGAAAAAGCATAGTTATAACGGCCCAAGTAGGAACAACTTCTTTGACTATTACCTTTTCAAAAAACTTTACTTCTGAATTATATTTTGATTTGTATTTAGAATCATACACATTCGCCACGCTATCTAAGTCGATTGTGGCTTTGATATTTCCATTCTCTGACCTTATTATGACCTTGCCTTGTGGAATGGTTATCTTGCTATAAAATCGTGTCAGAATGCCCGCAGAATCGCAAGGGTTTTCAATCGTTAAAGTATCTCGAATAGCTTTAAATTTCTCAATCGTCTTTACTTCCCTAATTGTATCAACTCGAACCTTTTCAACCACGCTGGTCGTTTGTGTTGATTTACAACTTGCAAAGATAATTGCTGCAAAAAGAAAGAATTTAATATTTTTCATAAGTTGTTTTGCCTCCATGCTTAATGGCTCTTAAGATTTGATTGCGATTCTTATTCCCTCCAACGTATGAAACATGAACCCAATCCGGATTTGTTGATGTGCCCAGCTCCCAAATCATTTGGTCAAATATCAAATTATTTTTAATAAAGTCAAATATCATCCGATTGGTTACAACATTCACTGACAAATCATGGTCAATGTCAACTGCTTCTCCGGTTGTGTGCTGGCTATTCTTTGCCCCACCGATTGCCGTATTTAATGCTTGACTTCTAAAGCCTGAAGAAATCAATATTGGAATCTGAAAATGCTTTCGGATTGGCTCTAAAATATTAATGCAAAGCTCTCGAAGATTGTCCGTTTGCTCTGCATTTGGAAGATTATTTATTCCGTTACGTTTAGCGTAATCGCTTCGAGTAAACTCGTTTAAATCAAAATGTTCACTTAGTTTCATCTGACTTTTGTTTAGAAAACTTTGCAATAGTAAAAGAAGCTGATGAATATCCAAGCACCGCAGTAACAATATTTTGCAAGCCATTGTCTTTATGGTCGTAAATTAATAGACCAAAAGAAACAAATGAACCTATAATAAATACTAAACGACCGCTTGAATATTCCCCATTGCTTGCCAAAAATTGGCGAATATCAAACTCCTTTTTCGGCATCCTTATTCAGCTTTACAATCTGCTTATAATAGTAAACCATTGCAAATGTACACGATCCGATGGCAAATAAACCCGATGCAATCCCTACGATGTAGCTTATTGCTGAGTAAGAAATTAATGCAGATATTCCCCCCAATACAACGGAAAGGACACCTAAAGGATGCTGGTTTTGTTCCATTAGTTAGCTAAAGTTTCAAGGTATGCTTGCTCATAATCTGCATCAATCGACGCACCAAATGAATGGATTCCTACTGGAGTACACCAAATCTTGTATGCAGAAAACGAAGGCAATTCGTCATTCTTCCAAAGAATATCAACTGAATATTTATCAGATAAAACCGCAGGAGTAGTTACGTTCATATCTTCGTCAATTACTAAAGGAGTAATCATAATATGACCAATTTCCACAACTGATTCGATTAAATCAGGATTCCAAGATGTAATTGTTTCTCCGTTAAATTCGTGTGAAACTTGTATTTCTTGTTTTAATGTTGCCCACTCTTCAGGCAAAAACTCATATTTACGGAACTTCATATTATATCGTTGTTAAAGTTACTAATTCTTGATTTGTTAATTTAGTTTTCCAAACTGCAGAAGAATTAATTCTAATTTTATTTGATGCATAAAAATAAAAATCTGCAGCGCTACAAGTGGGAACTGTACCCGATGTATCTGTTCCAACTAATACACCATTTAAATAAAATGCGAAATCATTTGCTTTGTATGATATAGCAATTTTAAACCTTCCTATGGTTGTATTATTATAAACTATTCCTACTTGCTGAACGCCTCCATTCCATACTTGTGCTTGAATACTTGAACTATTTATAATAAATCCAATAACATTAGATGTATCACTTTTTAGCCATAAATATGTAAAATTAATATATGAATCAATATTTAAATCAAAAAATAGAGTTCCTTCAGTTTGACCAATTAAACTTGATATAGATGTCTTTGAACAATCATCCGCATTTCTTGTTACGCTTGCCGTAGTCGTAGGAATGTATGATGTTGCGTAGGCACCGACTTCTAATTGTGCGCCCCAAATATAACTTGATTGATTATTAATATTTAAATAAGACAATGTTTGTCCTGCTGCGAGTTGATAAGAAAATGAACATCTATACCATCCATTAGCATATGCCTCTATTTTATAAACACTGAATGGCCCTCCAGTAGTAGTTATTGCACCAGTTGTTAAATTAAATGTAATATTTTTGCCCGAATAAGCGGCTTCGTCTATTCGTAATGAAAAATCTGTAATTGGCTTAATAAATATTGAAAAATTGTATAATGATGCAGCCGTCAATGTAACTACTTGTCTTAAATAATTAGTTGATGGGCTTGAACTTGCTGATGTAATTGTATCAGCATTTTGTGTACCATCTGGACTAATAGCGGAATTTGCCGTAATTGTTACACTTGTTTTTGTCCACGCTGCATTATCAAAAGCATCTGAATAAGTAATTAAATTTGTCCGTTGTGGCTCAAGTAATAATTTAGGGCAAGTGCTACCTAAATAATCAAGTCTTGGTTTGTTAGCTAAAACCGTTTCAATTAAACCACTTGAATTAACACGAGTTGCAGTATCTCCAGTCCGTGCGAATGTCATATCGCCTGATCCATCGGAAGGGATAATCGAGTAAAGTTTTGATGCCTTATAGCCGTTCGGTGTTACAACGAGACTGGCGGTATCTAATAAATTCATATCTTTTTTAAGTTAAACTATTTACAAAATTGACTAAACAAATATCAGCTTCAAATTCTCCGCTATCTAATAGAGTTCTTCCTTTAAATGCCTGACTTAATAAACCGCCATTAGAAATTGAATCCCCAATGAAATTTAATAAACAAGTATCGGCTTCCATCACTCCTCCATCTGCTAACGTTCTAGCATTAAATGGAATATACAATAAACCGGCATTTGTTAGTTCTCCTCGTAAACTATTATATAAACAAGAAGACGCTTCAAATGTACCATTATCAGTTGCAATTCGTGTAGAAAAATTAGAAATAAAACTATCAAGGTAAGTTAAATCACCAGTCAAATCTGTTTCTCCCGACCAACTAACATAGTGCGAATAACCCCAACCGATGTTATTGATGGCGCCTTGCCCCCAACCGATTGCGTTATTATCAGCACCTTCTCCCCATCCTATGTTATTTGCCATTTTCTAACTTGTTTAAATAAACCTTTAATTTTTTAATGTTTTCATCCTTTGGCTTGTAGTTTCCTCTACAACTGCCAGCCACTAAAGTCACTTTGTTTATCCGGATAGACATCTGCGTTGCTATTTGTGTTATATTCAGGAAATAAACTATTATTAAAACTCATGTAATCAATAAACCGACGAGTATAATTCTCGGCAATTGATCGTTCTTTTTCTACTAAAAAATCAACTTCTTCCTTGCTTACCGTATCGCTATTCTCTGAGTTATGCTTGTAAACTCCTTTGTTAGCAATCGTATAAGCTGCAAAAGGTAAATATTCCACCATGCTCCAGTGAATAAGCATAGGTTTAACATAAACGTTAGTCAAAGTCAAATAATTGCCAGTCAAAGTCCCAGCTACTATATCGTCGTTAATCTTTTTAAATAACTTAGTCCCAAGATAATTCTGAATGTGAATATCTTGAGCAACCTTAACCCACTGAATATAGTTGTCTACGTCGATGTTGCCATTCAACGCAGTAAACTTTACAATCTCATCTCTACTTACAAATAATGCAGTCGCCATATTTTATTTTGGTAAAAATCCTTGATTTGGCATATCTATCGGCTTAGTATAAACCAACATATTATTAGTTGGCAATATTTCGCCAGCTTTTCTCGCTTGTGCTGGAGTTACTTGCTCACTTCCTTTTTTGCGTGGATCAGTAAAACGCTTATAAGTTTCACGAGTCCAAAAATGGTGGCAAGCGCCTCCTCCTTTGTAAAGGAATATATCGTAAGTATCTGCACCTCGTGGTCCCCAACCCGGATTTGTACTTGCCTTTTGGCTCATTAGTTCAATATCCTCTTTCCGATATAACTTATTCATTGATGTCATCTTCACGCAGAATGGTCTACTTTTAGCAGTTGTTTCGCCTGAATAGCGATAACGGCTCATAAACATTCTTCCATCTTGTGACGAAGGCAAATTTGGTCTTGCAACTCCAGTAGTTACAAATTCATAAACCTTAGAAAGCAATGATTTCTTTGGATTGTTTAACGCTTCAAGTTCTGCGTCTAAGCGTGCTTCTTCTTCCAAATCGCCTACCACTCTTGAATCAATTAATTCCCATTCAGTTAAGTCAATGTCCTCTCCAAATTCTTCGAGTTCCATATCGTCCAAATGAGCCGATAATTTAACTCCAGTTTCTTCCTCTGCCGTAGCCTTGTCAGCGATTGGGTTCAAGTCAACGAACTCCAATGGCTGCAAGGTTTTGAAATAAAGATTTAAGCTAATTTTATTAAATGCTAAAACCTTATCAATTCCATCGATAAACGTATCTTGAAAATACCGAATTACCATATTATCAAATAAAGTAATTGCATTCTTTAACTCATCAGCATTTGAACTAAATCCATTACCTGAAGGAATACCGAATTGTAAACCACTTACAACTCCGTGACCTAATAAAATCTTTCTTTGTGCCTCCTCACTTAAATACTCATAGTGCTTAGGCGCATCGTTCAACGGAATAGAATCTACCGTAGTCTTTTTCGTTTCATCGTTATTGAATGAAACCACTACTTTCTTTCCTTTTGATCCAGTCAATGTAGCAGAAACTTGTTGGCTAATTAACTCACGTTTTTCTTCGTCAGGAATACCATTGTTGAAATTGACAACGCTTGTCGGACTGAATCCGTTTTGTACATCGTTAATCAAATAATCAGCAATTTCTTCTTCTAATTTGGCGTAAGGTACTGCACCAATATAATCAACATTCGAGTAGTACTTCTGACCAACGGTGTAATTGCCAACGTAAAGAATCTCCAAAGTTTTATCCCCGAAACCAAAAGCCGGAATACGTTTAGGCGGAAATTTATTAATATCCTCCCAATTATCTGAATAATAATATGCCTCAATCTCTCCTTTTTTATTGCATTTTTCTGCTCTTAATAACTGAACTGGAATATGTTCAACACGAATAATAGAATCTTTTGATTTGTTATAAATCAATTGATAGGCATATTGGCCCAATAGTTTTAAATCTGCTACCCCCTTTTTAACTATATCGTTACGGAATAACATCTTCATTTGGGCATATTCATTCGGTTTCTTACTTGAATCCGTAGCGTCTAACCCACGACCATAAATCAGCTTGCTAATATTGTTAATTACTGCGTTATTAGTTGTTGATCCGTTGTATCGGTCAATCAAAAACTGAAAGTAATTGTTGTCTTCACCAAACCCTACCCAAGCATCCCGATTGTTTTCGGTTGTTTTTGGTGCTGAGTATGCTTCCAACTGAACAAAGTGAATACCACTATTATCCTTTCTCTTATTCATAGAAAATTATGTTTTGCGAATGCTGAACGTATTCGTCTTTATTTACGCTATAATCGTCAATAACTTGATTTGTTACAAATACCTTATCGTTGTGAATTAAAGTGCTTGTATGGTCAAATTCTGAAAGGAAAGTGTATAAACAAGATTCCGCTTCATACGTTCCTGAATCTGCCACTACCCTCGCCCCAAAATTATCAATTGCAGTCTTGTCGGAATTTTCTTTAATCGTTAAAGTATAAAAATGACCTTCTTCTAAAGTCAATACCTCTGAAAACTTTTTATAAAATGATTCAGTCGTACAATCAATGTACTGACTTGTTTCTATGTTGGTTGTTTCGTTTCTTAAAAATAATTCATTCGGCACTCCAGTCCTTGTCGGAATGAACTTCACTTCTTGTGCCGTTGCTAATGCCTTTAATAGAATCATATACTATAAACCGAAAAAAGTGATTTTGTTTTAAAAAGGAAAGACCGGGAACTCTGCCCGGCCTTCCAACATCTTAACCCCGAATTTAAAACTAAACTCCAGTTACAATCGTAACACCGGCAGTTGTAAGTGATGTTAAAATCACGTTTGCTGGTACTGGCTCCTCGCCAACGATTGTCAATGTAAAACCCGAAAGGTCACCCATCGCTGCACCGGTAACAATTGAGCCACCAGTTACTTCCATACCGTTCTTTAAACCGGCATAGTAAAATTTACCATTGTTATCTTCAACAATAACTTGAGGACGTCCGTAAGCTAATAACTTGATTTGTTTCAAGTCCTTAGTAGTGATTCCTTTTAAAGTTAAATTAAGTGTTTGCGTGAAGAAAGTAGTTCCGTTCTCACGGCTTGAATTGATTGTCTGCTCAAATGATGAGTTTCCTTTCAAATCATATTTATATCCGGTAGGAGTTCCAGCAATCGCCGTAACCGCATCTGTATCCGTTGCATCGTAGGTAACACCAGTAGCATCGCCTTCGTTGATGATATAAACTGCTTTCAATCCACCAACACTGGTTTTGCAAGGTTCTAACCGACCTAAACTAATATCGCAAGCCATATTGATTTTTTATTTAAAGATTGAAAATAAGAGGGACAACTTAATGCCCCTCCTTAACTTAATTAGTTAGCTGAGTTTGTGATACCGTAAGTAACGATGTCAGAAGCAAAACCATACTGAACTCCAGCGGTCATTCTCATTACCACGCGACAATTCTGACTTCCGTCGATATCTTGCATGTCTATAACTTTAACTTCAGTCAAGTCAGAGATAAGACCAGTACCGAAATACAAGTTAGATTTTTGAGCAGCGATAGCTTTAGTAGAAGCAAGACCATCAGCAACAAACAACTTGATACCATCGAATGACAATGATCCGTTATTGTACCACTGAGTTCCCATTGAGTTAGTACCATTAGCACCTAAACCTGATGCACCGAAGCCACCTAAAGCACGAACATATGAACGAGCAATTGATTGAGAAACGTAGATGTAAAGGTCATCTTTAGTGTATAATGCAGCTGGAATAGCATCAGCAATTTTACCAAGTTCAGTGATAACGTTTGAAGCAGTTACAGTTGTACCAGCAACTTCGTTAGCAGCAGGTAATGCAGCATCAGTAGCTAATAAAGTAGTCAAACCGTTGAACTCACCAGCGTTAGCAGTAACACCTTCCCAAATGTTAGTTTCGTTCTTTGCAGCAACTTTAGCAGCAACATGAGCAACTAAGAAATCTTGGAAAGTTTTAGGCAATACTTTGAATGCAGAATATCCTTGCTCAACTGCTAACCAATCAGAAGCGAAATCCTTCTTACATAATTGTAAGTTAACTTGGAACTCCTCAGGTTGTAAGATTTTCTCAGTCAATGTGATTGTTGATGTTGCATCGAAATCACAAGTTGCATCTTTCAAGATTGCATCAGTAGCCAAACGCTTGATAACTTGCTTGTAACGAACGTTAGGTTTTACTTCAATACCACCACGATCAATGGTTGGAGAAGATAAAAGGGATGCAGCGATGATTTTGTTTGCAAACTCACCAGCATACGTTGTGGTAATACTTGTTGTAGTAGCCATTTTTTAAATTTAATTTGTTAATGATTATGAAAATATTTTTGAAAACACACTATCTTGGATAGTTTCCGGACGATTTTGACCGAATGAAAATCCTTCTACTTTTTCCTCAGGCTCTGGATTCTGAACAATTGGTTCTGCGCCTTCCTCTTGAGCATTTAATTTAACTTCTAAAGCCTCTTTTTCTGCCTTTACTGATTCAAGTTCAGTTTTAACTGACTTCAATTCTTCAATTTGTGCTGAAAATTCAACCTTTAACTTCTCGATTTCTGCAAAGAATGTTTCCTTGCTAACCGATTCAACAATACGCTTTGGTGATGGTGCTTGCGCTTCCATTTGTGGCTCAGTTGCTTCAGCAGTTGGATGACCTTGCTCAGGCATAACTTCTTCTTGTGCTTCCGGTGCAATCGACTTGATAATACCTTCAACTTCAATAACCAAAATGTTTCCATCTTCTAACTTGTACTCGCCTACTGGCAAAGGTACAATGCCATCAGCCGTTACAATTCCCACAGAATAATCAGGCTCAAATGATTCAGCTTCAACGATGGTAATTCCATCATCTAACTTCATTTGGGCAAGATTAACTTGGAAACCTAAAGCGGCTTTAACTCGATTTTTTTTGCTTTTGTATTCCATATTTATTTTTGTTAATTACTTACGTTTGTAATAACTCGTGCTTCGTTTACATTTGTAACCGCAGAAACTGACTGACCAACTAAAGCACCAACACCTTGAGAGATTAACTCACCATCGCAACATTCACTTGAATAAGTTCCATCTTTGCACAAACACCCACGTTTTGCACTTTTAGGACTTGAATAACTATTTTTCGCCATCTTCTAATATGTTTAAAATATGTTCAACTAAATCTTCGTCTGAAATATCAGGTAACATTTGTAAACTTAGCTTATCAGCAAAGTATCCTTCAATTGAAAAACCTTTTACTTCTCCACTTTTTGCTTTCTGCCACATCTCCTCATTATCCGCTTTCATAGATACCATCCACGTTCCTTTAGGTAAGTCAAAGCCGTATGCCTTTGATTTATCCATTTCCGGATTTGTAATAATCCATGATTCAACTAATGACATTCCATCAATCTTCGTTTTGTGATGTAATGTAGCATTTGATTGATTGCCAGCTTTCAAATACATTTGGCTCGCTTGCTCAACCGTTGCTTCTGAAAAGAATACTTGGAATTTTAAATCCCCTTCCTTTCTAAAAATCATTTTATTAGGAATCAAAGCTGGCCCCATTAATACTTTCTTTTCAGTATCTACTTCGGCTAAATTCATTTCGTACTCCTTTGCCAATGTGATGAAATTGCTTTCAATAGCTGGCTTTTCAACTAAAGAAATAGCTTCTATGCCATCAGCATCATTCTCGATTACCAATTCAATGATTTTCATAACTCTTAAACATTAAAATTTTCTTTTGTTATATTTTCGTTTAACCTAATGTGGCCGATGTGATTTTGTTTCGGTCTAATGCTTGCGCAGTTGTTACATCACTTGAAACAACATAGGCTTTAACTGGAGGAATATTTTGACCTACTGCTTGAGCAACTTGGTTAGCCGTGCTTTGTCCCACTACATTAAATCTTGGCGCATTTCCACCTCCACCAAATCCACCTCCACCTGATGGCATTCCACCACCTTTTGAACCGGGAACATCAACATCTAAAATGCTTTGAACATTTTTCAAACCGGCTGCAATTGCTAAAGCTGCGTTAATTGGTGCTAAAGCAAAACCAACATAAGGAATCTTTTGAGCATTCTCATAGGCTGATTGTGCGGCTACAAAAGTTGAAATTGTAGCACTTGCAACCGCTAAGGCTTTCCCAGCAGCAGTTTCACGACCAATAATTGCAGAAGCATTTTCAAATGATTGAGCAACTGCCATCATAGCTTCACGCTTAGCATTTTTTTCAGCCTCAGCAATTCTCTTACGTTCTTCAGCTTGCTTTTGTTCTTCAGCAGTTATATTCGCTTGATAGGTAGCATAAGAATTTAATTCAGCACCATTCTCTTGATCAATTTGTTTTTGTTTTTCAATTGCTCTTTTCTTCCGTTCTTCTTCTGCTGCAATTTCTTCCGCTGCTATATTTGCTTCATAATTTCTTTGGGAAACTATTCTTGCATCTAATTTTTCTAATTCTTTTTTAGCTTTTTCTTCTTCCGCTTTTTGTTGTTCTTTCTTTAATGCTGTTGCTTCAACTATATCTGCCTTTTCTTGGCGAGCCAACATTTTACGCTGGCGATTTAATTTAATTCCAGTTTGAGCATTTTCAGTTTGAGCTTCATTTAATGCAATTTCAGAATCACGAATTTCCTGATTCATTTTAATTGCCGCTTGTCCACCAATTGCCTTCTGCTTTGCTTTTAAGATTTCTAAATCTTTTTGAGCAATACGTACTTTTTCAGCACTTGTTTTAATCTCAACTTTTGTAACTTCTTCTAAAGCCTTTCTTTTTTCTTTTAAGGTAGCAGTTTCATCAGTTAAAATATCCCTTGATTTAACTAATAATAAATCAGTTTTAGATTGTTCAACTGCTGCAATTTTCCTCGCCTTATCATTTTTTTGTTGTTCTTCAGTTAATTTTCTAACTGTTTCAAATGTTTTTCCGGCTTCATTACCAAAATTTCTAATTTCTTTTGCTGCCCCAGAAAAATCTAAAGAAGCTAATGCTCTACCAACTGCAAAAAATGTATCTTTTGCTTTTGTTGCTACTGCATCAAATCCTTCAAATACTGCTTTAATTTGCTTACCCCCAGCAACCGTATTTTGAAATGCTTCATATAAAAATTTAAGGGAAACTACAACACCAGCAATAACCGCACCAATAGGATTTGCGGCTAATGTCCATAATTGCTTTCCTAATCCATCTACTGCAGTTGTCGCGCCTTTTAAACCCGGAATAAGATTTAAAGCATTATTTTTTAGGTCATTAAGAAACTTATTCCCTCCGTTATTCCCTCCGAGATTATTACTTAAATCAGCAGCAGATTTTCCGGCAGTATCTAAATCGTTGGCTAACTCTTTAGCATTACTTTGAATTTTTACTTCAATTATTTTTTTGTCAGCCATTTTACTTCTCTTTTAATTTGTTTAAATCCGCTTTTCCAAGTTTTAGGAATTTCATTTTTGCCTTTAGCAATTTCAATCAATTCGCTTTGGCCATAATGGTTATTTACCATTAATAAATCTATTACATTTCTTACCATCTTATAAACCACTTAAACGTAAAACCGTAGTGAAACTTCCCCAAGTATCAACTGTAAACTGATAATTTGCTTTATCAGGCAATCTTAATGTATGTGTTGTTTTAGTATATCCATTAGAATAACCGTTATAAATAATTACTAATGCTTCAGTACCATCTGCACTCAATTTATACTTTGAAATTGGTCTTGATTGATTGAATAAACTAACTGGATAATCTTGTGTTCCTGATGTCCATGAACCACCTCCTAAAGAATAATTAGGAGTTTTCCAATCAGTATTTGCCGCAATAATATCTTTATTCTGACTTGCGTGAAGATAACCGATATAAGCCCAATCGTAGGAAGATTTACCAACGCACCAAGTTTCGCCCCATTTACTTTCAATTGTTCCATCACTATAACCATTTGCTTCACCATCTGCTCTTGCGGCACCAGTTTCCTCGCCTAATTTAGCTTGATACCAAAAGTATAAACCATCTGCATAAGTCATTGACCATACCGCCATATTGTACATCATTGAAGGAGAAGCCTCTAAACGATTTCGGTCAGTACTATATTGACTTCCGCTTGATGTAACTACTTTTCTTTGTAATGTATAATCATTAGTACCTCCATTAATAAATTCTTGTTTATACCAAAAATAACCACAAACTCTTTTTTCATGTCCCGGCCCTAAAATTTGCAATAAAATCTTTCTTGTAATATCAGTATTATGAACTAATGAATAAATTTGGAATTTAGAATCCATCATTAATTGATAATTAGTCACATAGAAATATCCAAAATGCTCAATTGCACCTTTAAACCATGCTTTATAAGATGTTAAACCAGTATATGAAATAGTTCCATTAACATAATATTCATGATAATCAGAATATAAAGCCGTTGATGTAATTGAATTTCCCGGTTTCATATCCTGCCATCCAGTACCGGCAGAACCTTGATAAATTGATTGATAAATACCACGTCCGTAAATAGAGAATTTTGGATAATAAAAATGAGGAGTTATACTTCCGTATGCCGCTTCAGCAGAACCAATTGCTGAATTTATACAAGCATTCCAATTTGATCCAGCCAATTCTGATGTCAAAGCAGGACTTATTGTTTCAAAATCATATTCAATATGTATTCCATTGGTACCTCCGTAAGGATAGTAATACGCCGGGTATTGACTTGCTGGGCCATCTGATTGATAACCAGTACCTGAAGCCCAAGCAGTTGTCCATTCGTATTTATTTACTTCGTAATAACCCCAATTGTATCCTCCACGAATATACCTCCAAGTCGATTTATTAGATTCACTAACGTTTAATGATTCAAACAATGCCGTTGATTTGTGTTGCCAAATATCCTCCTGAAAATTACCAGTTGCTGGAACTCCATCTACATCCCAAGCCCTTGATACTGCCGTGATAAAACTATCATCATATTCATAGTGTAACCTCATGCTATGGTCGATATTTTGACTAACTCCCCAAGCAGTTGTAACATCTTTTGCCTCTGTAATTCCTTTTCTTAAACGCGTTGATGTTCTTGCAGTATGTGTTCCAGCATAAACCACGTCCATTAAAGGTTCTGCCATATCAGCCCACATCTTTTTAAATCCATTCTTATCATAGATTTGAGCAATATCAGGCATCCTTCTAAAATACGAATGAGTATTGTGTAAAGTGCTTGGAATCCAGTAATCAGGACGAAAGAAATATTTTTTATTCCCAACAATATCAGCTTTTGCTGGATTTGATTCTAAATGGATAATGGCTGAGGTTGTGTTTGCTGGATAAGTATCTCCAATAAATTTATTTACCATTGTACCACCTCCTATATCAACTGGTTTATATTCACCAGTAATTAAACGTAAATCATAGCCACGCATATCAGATAAATCGATATTTGTAATTGCACTTGTGTTTAATGTTCCGTGTTCAATCATCCATGCTTTACTTCCAGTGTATGGTCTTGAACTCCAAACCGCATCCGTTAATTTAAAATCAGATGACATACTTAACGATGTTCCACCAACGCTTAACTGATTTGAAATTAATCCATCGCCATCTTTTAATCTATCTTCAACCCAAGTAGTATCTGAACCAGTTGGCATAACTTCGGATTTTGTCCCTACAATTTTTCCATCTGAGCCAAGTGTAACGTAATACGTTTTAAAATTTGTTACAACCACATAATTTCCCGCACTTGCTAAAATTGTCTTACCTGAATTTTTATAAAATATGGTCGTTGAATTTAGCAAATCATTATTGGCATATAAAATCTCTGAATCCACATCTGTATATGGATTTATTAATTTAGTCCGTGCATCAGTTACGCTTGAGAATGCCATATTATTTTAAAGTGTAGAATGTGAATGTTTCAATTGCCGGAGGAATTACTGAACAAGTACCCCAAGTTGTAATAACTCCAGTCGAACTAATTTGAACCCAAGTACCATCGTTGCAATGGTATACGTATCCATTACCAGCATAAGGAACTAAAGTACCGGTATTGTTTCCGTAAACGACAACGTTTGTGTACAATGGTGTTGATTCTCCGTAGATTGTCAATGAATAATCAGTTATAGGGCAAGCCTCCACCGATGTCGCTGAACTTGCATTTGTTACGCTAAACGCATATAAAGTTGGTGCTGGTGCTGAACCACATGAGCCTTGATTTGTTGCAACTCCAACCGTTGAAATCTGCGCGTATTTATTTAAAGCAGTTTTAAAATAGTAATTACCCCCATTAAATAAAGCACCGGTATTCGTATAGAATAATGAATTGCTTTCAAACGTTGGATTCGTTCCGTAAATAGTCAATGGATAGCTTGACAATGCACACGCATCGCCTGAAGTTGCTGAATTGCTATTTGTTACTAAGAATGAATAGTAAGTCGTAGGATCAGGAACGGATGAAGCTACACGAAAATCATTTAATAATTCAAAATCAACTTCTCCAGTAGTTAGGTCAGTTGTGAATGAATTAATAATGTATCGTTTATCCCGAATGATTAACCGGTCATTTAGCTTTAAACTTTGCAATAAACTAATCGGTAAAATACCTTTGAGTTTTACAATCCTTGCTTTTGATGTAAAGATATTAGTCAAATAATTAAGGTAATAATTATTAAACAAAGACCTTGTTTCAATCGCATCTGTAAACGTAGATTGTTGCGCTCCCCAGTTAATCGTATTTACTTGACCACTGATGAGAGTATCTTGTCCAAAAAGATTATAGGTAGTAATATTAGTAGTAGAACTCCCATCG